TATAGGGTTCCAGCTTCCAAACTTACTAGAAGAAAGCTTGAAAATAATGAACAATTAAGAGAGCTTGACGGGCTTGATACAACTATTGACTGGAAAAATACTGGTGATAACTCTTATGACGGTGAAAAGCTAAAATTATTAGCTCATGACGAAAGTGGTAAGTGGGAAAGACCTGACAACATATTAAATAATTGGAGGGTTACAAAAACTACATTAAGACTAGGATCAAGAATCGTAGGTAAATGTATGATGGGCTCAACCTCAAACTCTTTAGACAAAGGTGGAAACAACTTCAAAAAGTTATACTATAATTCAGACGTTACAAAACGAAATCGTAATGGACAAACTTCTTCTGGACTCTATTCTCTGTTCATCCCTATGGAGTGGAACTACGAAGGATTCATGGATACTTACGGATCACCTGTTTTCATTAGAGAAAAAAATATTATCAAAGGAACAGATGGTCAGCAAATTGCAACAGGAGTTATCGAGCACTGGGAAAACGAAGTAGAAGGATTAAAAAATGACCCTGATAGTCTAAATGAATACTATAGGCAGTTTCCAAGAACTGAGCAACACGCATTTAGAGATGAAGCTAAAAATAGTTTATTTAATTTAACAAAGATATACCAGCAAATAGATTACAATTCTGAAGTGAATAATAAATCGTCAGTAACAAGAGGAAGTTTTCAATGGGTTGGCGGTATCAAAGATACAAGTGTAAGATTTTATCCTAATAAAGATGGTAGATTTATGGTTTCATGGGTACCACCTTTAAATCTTCAGAATCAAGTTATAATTAAAAACGGTTTAAAATATCCTGGAAATGAGCATATAGGAGCTTTCGGATGTGATAGTTACGATATATCAGGAACTGTAGATGGAAAAGGATCTAATGGAGCTTTACACGGTTTAACTAAGTTCTCTATGGAAGATGCACCTCCTAATCATTTTTTTTAGAATATATAGCTAGACCTCAAACAGCTGAAATATTTTTTGAAGATGTTTTGATGGCTTGCATATTTTACAGTATGCCTATACTTTGTGAAAATAACAAACCTAGATTATTGTATTACTTTAAACGTAGAGGTTATAGAGGTTTTTCAATGAATCGTCCTGATAAGATTTGGAATAAACTCTCTACAACAGAAAGAGAAATAGGTGGTATACCTAACTCAAGTGAAGACATTAAGCAAGCACATGCTGCAGCGATAGAATCTTACGTGGAGGAATATGTAGGATTAAACAACGAAGAATATGGTGACATGTATCTTCAAAAAACATTAGAAGATTGGGCTATATTTAATATAAATAATAGAACTAAACATGATGCTACTATAAGCTCTGGTTTAGCTATTATGGCTTGTAATAAAAATAGATACAAGCCTATACCTGATTTAAAAAGAAAACCTGTTTATCTTGGTATAAAAAGATATGACAATAAAGGTAGTATTTCAAAAATTATAAAATAAATATGGCACAAATTTATACTAGCAATAATAGTTCATTTCCAAATCAAGTCGTTTCTGATGCTGAGAAATCAACAGAAGAATATGGTTTAGCCGTAGGAAGAGCTATCGAAGGTGAATGGTTCAGAAACTACAGAGGAGGAGCTGGTATGTCTGGTTATGCTGTTAATTATCAAAACTATCATAATTTAAGATTATACGCCAGAGGCGAACAGCCTGTTCAAAAGTATAAAGATGAATTAGCCATTGATGGAGATTTATCTTATCTTAATCTAGACTGGAAGCCAGTACCTGTTCTAGCTAAATTTGTTGATATAGTTGTAAATGGAATAACAGACAGAAGTTATGAAATAAACGCTTTTGCACAAGATCCAGTTTGCGCTAGACAAAGAACTGAGTACGCAAGAGGCTTAATGACAGATATAGTAGCTAAAGATTTTTTAACAGAAGCTAAAGCTGTTTTAGGGGTTAATGGTTTTAATTCACAAGACCCTGACTCTGCTCCGCAAGACAAAGAAGAATTATCTGTACATCTACAAATGGATTTCAAACAAAGTGTTGAAGTTGCTGAAGAAGAAGTTATAAATCAAGTTTTAGAATATAACAAGTACGATTTAACAAGACAAAGAATAGCTTACGATTTAACAGTACTAGGCATTGGTGCTGTTAAAACTAGATGGGACAGGGCTAGAGGCGTTGTAGTAGAATATGTAGATCCTGCAAGATTAGTTTATTCTTATACAGAAGATCCTAACTTTGAAGATATATACTATGTTGGTGAAGTTAAGTCTATTTCTTTACAAGATTTAAAAACTCAGTTTCCAGGTCTTACTGATGATGAGATGGAAACTATACAAAAGTACCCAGGTAATGCAGAGTATTTAAGAAACTGGAGTGGAAGATCTGATGATCTTACAGTGCAAGTTTTGTATTTTGAATATAAAACTTATTCAGATCAAGTATTTAAAATAAAGAAAAATGCTTATGGTCTTGAAAAAGCATTAGAAAAGCCTGATACTTTTAATCCGCCTGAAAATGATAATTTTGAAAGAGTATCTAGAACTATAGAAACTTTATATTCTGGGGCTAAAATATTGGGACACCCTATGATGCTGCAGTGGAAATTAGCAGAAAATATGACTAGACCTGTTTCAGATACTACTAGGGTTTATATGAATTATGCTATATGTGCGCCTAGAATGTATAAAGGTAGAATAGAATCTTTAGTGTCAAGAGTGACTGGCTTTGCTGACATGATACAATTAACACATTTAAAAATACAGCAAGTATTATCTAGAGTTGTACCTGACGGAGTGTTCTTAGACGTAGATGGTTTAGCTGAGGTTGATTTAGGAAATGGAACTAATTATAATCCTAGAGAAGCTTTAAATATGTATTTCCAAACTGGTAGTATTGTAGGTAGATCTAACACTCAAGATGGTGATCCTAATAGAGGTAAAGTTCCAATACAAGAGTTACAAACTGGCTCAGGTGGTTCTAAAATCCAATCATTAATTCAAACTTATCAGTACTATTTACAGATGATAAGAGATGTGACGGGGTTAAATGAAGCTAGAGATGGTTCTCTACCGGATAAGGCTTCGTTAGTAGGTTTACAAAAATTAGCTGCTGCTAATTCAAATGTAGCCACAAGGCACATACTTCAAGGTCAATTGTTTTTAACTTTAAGAGCTTGTGAAAATATATCATTAAGAGTAGCCGATTCTTTAAAGTTTCCTTTGACTAGAAATTCATTAGAAAATAGTATATCACAATACAACGTAGGCACTTTAGACGAGTTAGCCAGTTTAAATATTCATGATTTTGGTATATTTTTAAATTTAGAGCCTGACGAAGAGGATAAAGCTAAACTTGAAGAAAATATACAAGTAGCTTTAAAATCAGGTCAAATATTTTTAGAAGACGCTATAGATATTAGGGAAGTTAAAAACATACAACTAGCTAACCAGTTTTTAAAGTATAGAAGAAAGAAAAAACAAGAAGCAGACCAAAAAGCTCAACAAGCTAATATTCAAGCTCAAGCTCAAGCTAATCAGCAAACTGCAGAAAAAGCCGCGATGTCAGAAGTTCAAAAACAGCAAGCTTTAGCAGAAACAACTTTACAAATAGAGCAAGGTAAATCTCAATTTGAAATACAAAGGATGCAAGCACAGGCTCAAATAAAAAGAGAATTAATGGAGTATGAATTTGGATATAATGTTCAGCTTGAAAAATTAAAAGTAGATAGAGAAAAACAAAGAGAAGAATTTATAGAAGATCGTAAAGATAAAAGAACTAGAATATCAGGTAGTCAACAAAGTGAAATGATTAGTCAACGTAAAAACGATAGTGGACCAACTAACTTTACTGAAACTGAAAATCCTGAAGGTCTAGATTTAAGTGCATTTAATATGTCTTAAATATTATTAATTATTATATTATATTATGTCAGAAACAATTCAAGATAAAAAGGCAGAGCCTTTAAAAATTAAAAAACCAAAAAAGCTAATTAACAAAGTTACTAAAGATATTAAAGTAGATTTAACTAAAAAACCAGAAGATCAAAAAGATGTTATTGAAGATAAAAAACCAGTTGAAGTTATTAATACTGAAAAACCTAAAGTTAGCGAAGAAAAACCTAATGAAAACGAGAGTGTTGAAACGCCCGTATTAGAATCACCTATTAAAGAAATAGAAAAAGTAGAAGAAAAAACAATTACTCCAGAGCCAGTTGTAGAAACAAAGCCTGAAATTGTTATGCCTGAAAACATAAACAAATTAGTTTCTTTTATGAAAGAAACAGGTGGCACTATAGAAGATTATACTAGGTTAAACAGAGATTATTCTCAGTTAGATGAAAATTCTTTATTAAGAGAATATTATAAAAATACTAAACCGCATTTAGATCATGAAGAAATATCTTTCATAATGGAGGATAATTTTACTTACGATGAAGAAGCGGATGAAGAGCGAGATATAAAGAAAAAGAAACTTGCCTTCAAAGAAGAAATTGCAAAAGCCAAAAGCTTTTTGAAAGAAACAAAAGAGAAATATTACGACGAAATCAAGTTGAGGCCGGGCGTAACTCAGGATCAACAAAAAGCAATGGATTTTTTCAATAGACACAACAAAGAACAAGAGAAAGTTAAACGTATTCGCGATAACTTTGAAGCAAATACTAAAGAGTTGCTAAACGAAAATTTTGAAGGTTTCGATTTTAACGTTGGCGAAAAAACTTTTAGATATAATGTTTCAAACCCCAGCGAAGTCGTTGAAAAACAATCAAGCTTAAGTACATTTGTTAAGAAGTTCTTAAACAAAGAGGGTGAGATTAGTGATACTGCAGGCTATCATAAAGCTGTTTACGCAGCTAGAAACGCCGACACTATAGCACAACATTTTTACGAGCAAGGCAAAGCTGATGCTGTTAAAGATGTAGTAGCTAAATCTAACAATATAAATGCAGAGCCAAGGAGTAATCCTACGGGTGATGTATTTATTGGTGGATTAAAAGTGAGAGCAATAAATGGAGTTGATAGTTCTAAGTTGAAATTTAAAACAAAAAAAAAGAACAATTAATAAAAACTAAAAACATATAATTATGGCTTTTAATGTAGGCGGAAGTTTTCCGGCATCAATTGTCCCAGCTCAAAATAGATTAGCTTTAAACACTAACTATTTAGACTTTACAGGTAATGCTGCGGGCGGAGATCCAGTAAACAACTTCGCACAACAATATCTACCTGAGCTTTACGAAGCTGAGATAGAGAGATATGGAAACAGAACAATTTCTGGTTTCTTAAGAATGGTAGGCGCTGAAATGCCTATGACATCGGATCAAGTAATATGGTCTGAACAAAATAGATTACACGTAGCATATAAAGATTCTACTGTTTCTGCTCCAGGTGGTTTAGCTGATGCTGATATTAGGTTAACACTTAATTTAGCTACTGCTCAACCAGATGTGGCTGCTGCTTCACGAAGAGGAGCTGTTAGACAAGGACAAACAGTTTTAATGTCTGATGTTGCTACTGGTCTTATAGTACAAAAAGGTTTAGTACAAGCTGTAAATAGCTCTGCTAACAATATGTTAGATCAATTAGAGGTTAAATTCTACGGAACTGCTACTAATTCTTTACCAACTTCTGCAAGTGGTGTAAACGTATTTGTTTACGGTTCTGAATTTGGAAAAGGTGCTGTTGGAATGGAAGGATCTATTCAACCAGCTTTCACACAGTTTAGTAATAGACCAATGATTTTAAAAGATAATTTTGAAATTAACGGTTCTGATACTGCACAAATTGGTTGGGTTGAAGTTTCTACT